AAATAAACCCTAATGCAGAAGCTTCTGTAAGTGGTGGAGACATTAATACAATCGTTTGGGAAAACGGAACTACACCCATATCTAAATCAGAAATAGAAGCAATGATACCAACTGTAGAACAAGAAATGAAAGACGAAGCACAAGCTAAAATAGACAACAAAGCTTCAGCGAATGCTAAACTTAAAGCTTTAGGTTTAACAGATAATGAAATAGAAGCATTAAAAGGATAAATTATGGCAGTAAGCAAAATTACAACACCTTTCTCACTCAACGCTTCGGGAACAGCGTCTAACACTACATTCTTACGTGGAGATGGAGCGTGGGCAGTTCCTAGTGATAATGGTAAAATTTTACAAGTGGTTCAAACTACTCTTACTACAAAATCCACTACAACAAGTGGTACTTTTGTAGAAGCAAGTGGTTTTAATGTAGCCATAACACCTTCATCAACTTCAAGTAAAATTTTAGTTATGGTAACTACCAATACTCACAATACGGCCACTAATGCTGGTAAAACTTATGTTACTTTGGCAAGGGGTAGTTCTGTATTACAAGCAAATGGATTTGCTTTTCATTCTACAAATTCAGGGGACGATACTTTTTCTTCTATTTCAGCATTTAATTATTTAGATTCTCCGAGCACAACTAGTGCAACAACCTATAAAGTTTATTTTGCAGGTGAAGTTGGAACGGGAAGTGTTAATTATAATAATTCAGTAGGTACTATAACAGCAATGGAAGTAGCAGGATAATGATTGAACAAGCAATATTAAAAATAAACCCAAATGCAAAATTTACACTAGCAGAAAATAGTGTAAGTGATTATGAAATTATTTGGCTAGAAGGAACTACACCCATATCTAAAGCTAACATTGAAGCAATGATACCAACTGTAGAAGCTGAAATCGCACAAAAAGCAACAGATGCATTAGCTAAAAAAGCATCTGGAAAAGCAAAACTACTTGCATTAGGTTTAGACGAAGACGAAATTAAAGCCCTAACAGGCCTATAATAACTAGATTCTACCATTAAAAAATGGTAAGAGTACACAACAAAGGAGAAAAAATGGCAGGACTATCAAGTAAAGTAAAAGCATATGCAGCGGCAAACGGTGTTGCAGATGTTGACTTTTCTAATGATGTAAAACTACAAGATAATTCAGACGGCAAAGGTGCATTTATTGCTGAATGGAACTTGGCTATTTCAAAACCAACAGACGCACAACTAGCAGATGTAGAAGCGGATGCAGATACTGCAGAAGCAAATGCTACAGTAGTTGCAGCAAGAAAAGCGGCGTATGGAAGTTTAGAAGCACAAGTAGAGTTTATATCAGAAAAAGGTTTGGATGCTTGGCAAGCGAAGGTCGCAGAGATCAAAGCAGCTAATCCAAAATCATAAGGAGTTAAACATTGGCTTACGTTGGAAAAGCTCCTAGTACGGGGCGATACAGTATACTAGACGATATCAGTGGATCTTTTAATGGATCGGCTACGGGACCTTTTAACCTAACGGTAGGTGGTACTGCAATCAATCCAGGTAACGAAGCTAACTTAATTATTTCTGTTGCAGGAGTTCTTCAAGAACCTGTTTCTTCTTATGTAACTACAGGATCTACCATTACTTTTACAGCGGCACCTGAAGGATCTAATAGTTTTTTTGGAACGGTGTTGGGAGATACGTTTGATATTGGAACACCGACCGATGCAACCGTAGGAGCTTCTTCTTTATCTACTAGTTTTTTTGTAAAAAATGCACAGACTTGGTCTAGCATTAATATGGCAGGAAGTAACAACGGAGCACTAGTTGGTCCAGTTACTGTTTCTGGAACTATCACCATACCATCAGGGAGTACATTCGTAATTTTATAATGAGCACACTAGAAACAAATTTAATACAACCGGCAACAGGCACTACTTTAACAGTAGGTGCAAGTGGGGATACTATAACTGTACCAAGTGGAGCGACCATCAATTTGTCAGCTGCTACTCAAACAGGTGTTGGTGGTGCTAATACTCCAGCTTTTTCAGTATATAATTCAGCCCAACAAACTATTGGGTCTGGAACCGATACTGATGTAATTTATAATACTGAACTTTTTGATACGGACAACGCTTTTGCGTCAAATACTTTTACCGTTCCCTCTGGTAAAGGAGGATATTATTTTATTACGGCTCTATTTGTACTTGAAACAAGCATAACTAGTAGGTTTTGGATGAATCTTAAAGTTAATGGAGATGTAGGTTTAGGAAGTTATGGTGAAGCAGCAGGATTAAATGCGTACAGGTCTGCATCAGCATCTATGATAAAATCTTTATCAGCAGGTGATGCAGTAAAAGCACAAGTTCAACAACAATCAGGTAGCAATGCTGTTTCATACCCTGGGCAAAATGCTGTTTTTATGGCAGGATACAAATTAATATAGGATAACATGACAGCAATTTTAAAAGTAGACACAATACAAGATACAGCGGGTAATAACATTATCAACGAGAGTTCTGATACTATTACTATCGGTGCATCAGGAGATACTACTAATATTGTTGGGACATTACAAAATAATGGTTCTGCTTTAAATTTTGCAACTGTAAATGGAATTACTGGTGCTGATCAATGGAGATTGACCACAAATTTTACAGGAGATGCAAATCCAATAGCATCTAATTTAGAGAGAAATGATACTACTGGAGCTGGATTTATTGGAACAGCAATGTCCCAAAGTTCTGGTATTTTTAGTTTTCCTTCAACTGGTATTTGGCACATCTCATTTCTTGTTAATAGTAGCTACAATGGGGAGAATAGATATTGTCAAGCAAAAATTCAAACAACTGTAAATAACAGCTCATATATAGATGCATCTATATCAGAACAAGGAATATCTACATCTAGTGGAGGTACAGTTTATGCTTCTCAATTTGCAGATACAATTTTTGATGTTACAAACACATCTAATTGCAAAATAAAATTTTATATAGATAATGAAGATAACTCTACTACAGTATTAGGTAGTTCTACTAAAGATGCTACTTGTTTTAGATTTATTAGATTAGGAGATACATAGAATGAGACCAACACACATAGAAGATTATTTAGTTAAATTACATACTGGACAATGGTTTGGTTGGAGTAATAGCAAAAATAAAGTTTATGCTAATTTAATTATACATGACGATAGTAAATCAAAACCAAGTGAAAGCGATTGCACAACTGGTTTAGCAAATTTACAATCTGATTATGATTCAGAAGAAGCAAACAAAATAGCTAAAAAAGAATCTGCTAAATTAAAGTTAACAGCTTTAGGATTAGACGAAGACGAAATTAATAGTATAATAGGATAAATTATGGCAAGTGAAATAAAAGCAAATACATACAACGATTTTAACTCTAACCCGGTTATCGTCAGCGACGGTTCGGGAAATGTTACTATCGGATCTTCTGGTAAAACGATTACGACCGCCGGATCGGGATTGGCTACTACTCCAGCTTTTTTTGTACAAAAAAATGCTGTTCAAAGTTGTGCAAATAATACATCTACACAAGTTACCTATCAAACAGAAATTGTTGATACAGATAGTGCTTTTGCTTCAAATACTTTTACAGTACCTAGTGGTAAAAATGGTGTTTATTTTTTATTTGCTCAAGTGAGATTTGACACAAGCACAGATTTTTCATACATAGCAAATGAAGTCAAAGTAAATGATGTTGCTGTATTTTCTGGTTGGAATAGAAATATAGACTACAGCACAGTTTATGTTTCTGGATTTGCTAATTTATCTGTTGGAGATACTGTAAAACATTTAGTTCAACAACAAAGTGGTGGCACTATAAATATTGGTGGTATTGATAGAGGAGCAGTTACTTATTTAGGTGGATACAAATTAATAACATAGGATAAATTATGGCACTAACAAAAATTATTACACAAGGAATCACAGATGATGATGTAACTGCTGTTAAGATTAATGATGGTGCGGTAACTGCTGCTAAATTAGCAAGTGGTGTAGGTGGTAAAATTTTACAAGTGGTTACAGCTAGTAAAACAGGTTCTACAAATGTAGCATCTACATCTTTGACGGATATAGGTCTTTCAGCGGCTATTACTCCAGCAGCTAATTCTAGTAAAATTTTTATGATAGCGTCTTTATCAGGAAGACTTTACACAGAAGGAACAACAGATGTTGTTCACACTTTTGCTTTTATAAGAGGTTCAACTACAGTTTATACAAAAGGCACAGAAGGAATCCAAGGTGCGCTAGGTAGTGGTGGAGTATTTACATTACCTATATTAGATTTAAGTTTTGTAGACTCTCCTAGTACAACAGATGCAACTACATATAAAGTACAAGTTAAAACAAATACTACATCAAATGGAGCTAAAATTACAGCAACAAGCACTTGTCATTTAACTCTAATGGAGATAGCAGGATAATGAGTATTTTTAAAGCAGTAAAAAAAATTAACCCAAATGCAGAATTTAAATATGATGAGGAAGATATTAATTCTATTGAATGGCTAAACGGAACAACTCCCATATCTAAAGCTGATATTGAAAAACAAATTCCTATTGTAGAACAAGAAATTATAGACCAAGAAGCAAACAAAATAGCTAAAAAAGCATCTGCTAAATCAAAGTTAGCAGCTTTAGGATTAGACGAAGACGAAATTAATAGTATCCTAGGAGCATAACCATGCTCTTTGGAACTAGTACCTTTTCAGGAACTCCTTTTTCCACAGTTCCCGATGATGTTGGGAACGTAACTATTAATGTCAATGGTGTGCCTTTAGACTGGACCATTGGAAATGTTAATATTACAGCTACTTCTATTGTAGAAATACCAGGACCTGATCCTATTATTGTTAAAACAGGACAAGTTGTAATTTCAGGAGATGCAAATCTCACACTTAATGGAAGCCCTATTTCACTTGGAATAGGACAAGTAGTAGTTACCGCAGATGCAAATGTCAACGTAACAGGTAACAACGTATTGCAAATAACTACCGGTTCTGTTACTATTACCGCAGACGCAAATGTCATTCCTACAGGAACTCCTATAGTAGTTACCACAGGAGTTGGCAGTGCAATAACATGGAGCAATGTTGATCCAAACGCAAATGAAGTTTGGACACCAATAGTACCTTATTAATATGGCATCAACTTATTCAACAGATTTAAAACTAGAACTTATAACCACCGGTGAAAAAGCTGGACAATGGGGAACCGTTACTAATACTAACTTACAGATTCTAGAGCAATCCGGAACTGGATACATTGCAGTGGCTATAGGTGGAGGCAATGTAACTTTAGCTTTATCCGACGGAGCTGTTTCTAATGGTAAAAATTTATATTTTAAACTAACAGGGACACTAGCTGGTAACCGTACCTTAACCATGCCCGCTGGCTCAGAACGTGTTTTTATTGTAGAAGATGCTACTGTGCGAGGTACTTCTAATTATACCTTAAGTGTGCTCACTGGATCTTCTAGTTCTCCGGTAGCTATACCGGTAGGTGCAAAAGTATTAGTATACTCAGATGGAACTAATACCATTCTTTCTTTTTTACAAAAGGGCTATAACTCTATTACAAATAGCAATAGCCCCTACACTGCAGTTGCAGGAGATCAAATTCTAGCTAATACTAGTAGTGCCGCTATTACCGTAGCTCTTCCTAGTTCTCCGGCAGTTGGAAGTGAGGTGACTATAATAGATGCAAGAGGATCTTATGCTGGAAATAATTTAACCGTAGATAGAAACGGGCAGCCTATTAATTCTGCTACTTCTAACTTAACCCTAACTACCAATGGTCAATCTATTACATTAGTATATGTAGATAGTACACGTGGTTGGGCCTATAAATCCAATACAGCATAAGGAGCTAATTTATGGCTCTCACTAATTTTAAAATTCTACCTGGAATAGATAAACAAGATACCAGTGTAGGCGCAGATCGAAGATGGGTAGATTCTGATCTAGTTCGTTTTCGTTATGGACTTCCAGAAAAAGTAGGAGGTTGGTCTTCTTTATTACAAGATACTATTGTAGGAGTATCTAGAAAACTTCATTCATTCGTAGACTTAGAAGGGAATCGTTATACTTCTATTGGGACAGATAAGTTTCTTCTTATTTATTTTGAAGGACAAATTTTTGATATAACTCCCGTACAAGCAGCTTTAGCTTCAGCAACTATTGCGACTACAAATGGTTCTCCCATTTGTTCTATTACAAAAGCAGGTCACGGTTTAACAGCAGGGCAGATTATTCTTTTAGCTAGTGTTACTTTACCCTCGAGTACAGGTTATGTTAATGCTGATTTTGATGATAAATTATTTCAAGTCACTTCTATTACTAGTGCCAGTGTATTTACCATTACTCAATCTAGCAACGCAACAGGGACGGTTTCAACAGGCGGAAGCATGAGTATTATTCCTTATGAGCCTGTGGGTCCCGCACAACAAACTTATGGATATGGATTTGGTGTAGGTCAATATGGTGGAACAGTATCAGGAGCACTTACAACAACTTTAAATGGAGCATTAGCTGCCAACACAGCTGGTAATAATGGTTCGTCTACAGAAATCACATTAGCAGCTACTACTGGATTTCCTGCATCGGGAACGGTTGCTGTTGGAAATGAATTAATTACATACACTGGAATTTCTAGTCCTAGACTAACCGGTATTTCAAGAGGAGCTAGTGGTACTTCTACTGCGATTCATAGTAATGGAGCAGTGGTTAGTAATGCTATTGATTTTAATGGATGGGGAGTAGCAGTAGACGCAGCCACGGTTGTTCTTGAACCGGGACTCTGGTCTTTAGATAACTTTGGAGATGTATTAGTAGCAACCATTGCTAATGGAAAAACATTTACTTGGGACTCTAGTATTGCAGCGAGACTCACGACGCGAGCATCTACGGGAACATCAGGGTATTCTACTTCTAATAATCCTACAGCGAGTAGAGCAACTTTAATTTCTCCTACCACTCGTCACTTAATTCACTTAGGAACAGAAGTAACTTTAGGAAACCCTGCCACTCAAGATGATATGTTTATTAGATTTTCAGATCAAGAAAATATTGATGATTATGTAGCTACTGCTATTAATTCTGCGGGTTCGCAAAGATTACAAGATGGATCTAAAATTATGGGAGCCTTACTTGCAAAAGAAACCATTCTAGTTTGGACGGATAATTCTTTATACACCATGAAATTTATTGGATCTCCTTTTACGTTTGGTTTTGAACAAGTGGGAACAAATTGTGGATTGGTGGGTAAAAATGCTGCCATTGAAATAGATGGAGTTGCTTTTTGGATGAGCAGTAATGGATTTTTTATGTTTGATGGTACTGTAAAAACTCTACCTTGCTCGGTAGAAGATTACGTTTTTGATGATTTTAATACAACCAAAGGACAACAAGTTTCAGCAGGACTTAATAATTTATTCACAGAAATAATTTGGTACTATCCTTCTAATAATTCTGATTTTAATGATCGATATGTAACGGTTAATTATGGTTCTACACAACAAGCTCCTAATGGAACTTGGTACACAGGAACCAATACCAATTCTATTAGAACTGCTTGGGTAGATACTTTAATTTATCCAAAACCTTATGCAACTTCTTACAATAGTTCTGCCACAGGTTCTTTTCCAGTCGTGATTGGAGAATCAGGATTAGGACAATCTACGTTGTATGAACACGAGGTGGGAACTGATCAGATTAATCCTGATGGATCTACCACTACTTTAAATGCTTTTGTACAGTCCTATGATTTTGCATTAAATCAAAATAGTCCCGAACTATTTTTAGCACTAAGAAGATTTATACCTGATTTTAAAACACTAGCAGGTTCGGCTCAAGTGTATTTAACTATTAAAAACTATCCAGCAGATTCTTTAATTTCTACTCCTTCTAGTCCTTACACTATTTTTTCTACTACCGATAAAATTGATACTAGAGCTAGAGGCCGGTATGCTAATCTTAAAATTGAAAATATTAATCAAGGAGACAACTGGAGATTTGGAACTTTGCAGATTGATATACAACCAGACGGGAGACGATAATGGCAAAAATTAATGTAATATTACCAGAACCTAAAGAAGATTATGATGTTTCTAATCAAAAACAAATTAATAGAAGTATACAAGGGATCGTAGAACAATTAAACTCTACTTATTTAAAAGATTTAAAAGAGGATCAAGAACGATTTACTTGGTTTTTAGATTAAAATAAAATGGCTAATATATATAAAAATTCAAACTATGATCTAGCATCTACAGATGTGACAGATATCTATACCTGTCCTTCTAATTCTAGAGCCATTGTTAAAAACCTTCTTTGTGCTAATAGAGCTGCAACAGGAGTAATTAAAGTTTTTTTATATGATAATTCTAATACTACTCAATATTTAATTGCACAAGAATCTATAATTACTACTACATCAACAGGAATTGTAGATGGTACTTTTATTTTAGAAGAAAATGATGTATTAAGACTACAAGCAGCAGCTGCGAATCAAATGAGTGGTACCGTTGCAATATTAGAAATGAACAGAGAGGACAGATAATGCCATTTGTAGAACAAGAAGCTTCCCTTAGATATGAGACGATTGATGGGGAGAAAGTACCCGTAGTTAAACCTAAAATAGAAGTAACCTTAATTAATTTAATAAACGGAACCGAGTATATGTCTGATGCAGAAGCATTGGCAGATGTACAAGATCAAAGCACTGGAACTAAGCCAGAACATGTTTCTAGAAGTGTTAAAGTGTATGTAGTTGATCTGCCTTTAGGCACAAAAACAAACTTGTAATAAGGGTAAAATTGTTATAAATTAGATTTTTTCAGGAGTATAACTAGATTACACATGGACAGACAATTATATAATATGGGCAGTGGTGAAGAAATAATGGAAGAAAACGTTCAAGAAACCTTTTCTCCTCAAGGTAACACTACTCAAGTTCAAGAAGGAATTATGCAAGTAGCTCCACAAGGAGCTCAGCAAGATCAAGCAGAACAATATAGACCTGTAGCAGAAGACCTAGCTAAAGATCCTAAGAAAGCTCTTGCTTTACTTATTAAGATGTTAATTGAGCAAGGTATTCCACCAGAACAAGCTGAAAAAATTGCAATGGAAATGATTCAAGGCGTTGCAGAAGGTGGGATGGAAGAAGTATCAGAAGATACTAGAGTAGAAGCAAGATTTGGTGGAAGAATGCAATATGCTTCCGGAGGAATAGGAAGACTAGTAGACAGAGAACAATATGGATTCGGAAGTTTTTTTAAAAAAATAACTTCTGCTCCTAGAGCAATAGCAAAAGGAATTAAATCAGTCGCTAAATCTCCATTAGGAAGAATGGCTTTGACTGTTGGTGCTACTATGTTGTTAGGACCAGCTGGTTTAGGTCTAGGAGCAGGTGCAACTGGTTGGAGCGCTGTAGGATATGGAGCTTTAAGAGGAGGCTTAGCTAACTTAGCAGTACAAGCAGCTGCCGGAGGAAAAATTAATTTCAAAGAAGCGTTAACTTCAGCAGCAATTTCTGGAGGTATTAGTGCTTTAAATGCTCCAAAAGGATCATTAATAGGAGATCAATCTAACCCTACGACTGCAGCTTATCAAAATGAAGTATCTCAATTAAATCCAAATATACAAGCTAATACTACTACGCCTGGAACAGAAGCTTATAGAACAACTATGAAACCTTATTCTGATTTTGATTCTTTTGGAAATACACCAACAGTAGAGGCTGGTTCAACAGGAAATTTTGCTAGTTACAATCAAGTAGGAAGAAACTCTTTTCCAACCGAATCTGGAACAAATCTTTTTAACACTGATGCAATGGCCGCTAATACTTCTATGGGTCAAGGGATACCTTCCTCAGGAAATTATTCAAACGAATTTTATAATCAAGCTGGAGCTACAGACACAAGTGGAATAGGACTTGGCTCAGATTTTTCAGATTATTTAGATTATTCAGATACACCTTCTCCTACTTACCAAATAGGAAAATATGGAGGTACTACTGGAGTAGAGGTAGGTAGTGAGGGAGTTGTTTATAAACCAGGTCAAACTGGTTATTCAGATATGCCTTTAAGTCAAAGATATGACACATTTAAAGATTCAATAAGTGGGGGAAACTACATGGACGCATTAAAACAAGTTTCTGGTGCAGCTTTAGATAATCCTATAGCATCTACTTTAGGTATTTCAACTTTAGCAGGCATGTCAGCAGGACAACCTCCTGAACAAAATCCAGGTGAATCTATGGAAGATTACAATAGAAGAGTAGAAGCATGGAAAACAACTTTAAATGCTAATTTAGGAAACACAAAACCTTTTTCAGGATATAAACTTCCTTCAAGTGCAAACAATCCTTTTTACGCTAGTGGTGGAAGAGTTTCCTATCAACAAGGTGGAAGAATGGGTTATGCCTATGGAAATTCAGTAGAACAAGGAATCATGTCAGCCCCTCAAATAGCAGATCAAATGGGTATGCCAGTAGGAAATCCTAGACAAAATCAACAGGGAATTGCAGAACTAGATTATAGAGAAGAAGGTGGATTTGTTCCTCCAATTGGTATAAAAGAAAAGGAAGATGACATTCCAGCAATGTTATCTAATAATGAATTTGTGTTTACAGCTGATGCAGTTAGAAATGCAGGCGGCGGAGACCCTAATGTAGGAGCTCAAAAAATGTATTCTATGATGAAACAACTTGAAAACGGAGGAAGAGCTTAATGGCCGAATTACAACAAACCCAAATACTACCAGCAGATTTTATAAAAGCAGCTGGTGAAACTTATTTAGGAGATCTATCTAGTGCAGTAGGAGGCATTAAAGGTTTAGATTTATCTAGACTGTATGGCAATCAATTTGTTGCTGGGCAAAGTAATTTACAAGGACAAGCAGAAGGATTAGCTTCTGGACTTGGTGGATATCAACCTTATTTACAAGCGGCCGAAGCTGCTACTGGACCTAATGCATATCAACAGTATATGTCTCCGTATCAACAAGATGTTATAGACACTACTTTGTCTCAATACGATATTCAATCTCAAAAAGGAATGCAACCATTAGCAGATAACGCTATTCGTTCAGGAGCTTTTGGTGGTGCAAGAGAAGGTGTACAAAGAGCAGAGTATCAAAGTCAATCTGATATGAACCGAGCAGCGCTTCAAGCTAATTTGTTAAACCAAGGTTATGGTCAAGCTCAAAATGCAGCTCAAAACCAATACAATCAACAAGTACAATTAGGACAACAAAATCAACAAATGTTAGGATCACAAATTGCGGGACTATCTACTTTAGGAGCACAGCAACAAGCTCAAACTCAAGCAGGATTAACTGCAGATCAACAACTAGCCTATCAACAAGGCTATCAACCATTACAAGCTGCGCAAGCTTATGGTGCGGGTGTTACCGGTTTGATTGCTGGATACCCAGGACAAACTCAAATGCAACAAACTCCATCTCCAACTGCGTTGCAGACTGGTCTAGGAGCTGCTTCAACCTTAGCTGGAATTTACAAAGCGTTTAACCCAACCCCTTTATTTAGTTAATACTATGTCTAGAATATTAAAAAGACCTATGTTTAGAAAAGGAGGACCTACTAATGAAGGTATTGTTAGTATGGCTCAACCTAGAAAAAATTATAATAAAGGCGGTAAAACTATACAAGAGCAACTTATAGAACGATTTCCTGAGATGGCTAACACTATTAAAACCGGAGAAGGAAAAGCAGCATTATTAACTGCATTTGCAGGTCAAGGAAGAAGTCAAAATGATAGAGTATCTGATTTACTAATTAAAGGTGGAATGAATTTAGCTTCGGGTAAACCTCAAGGAAATATTGTAGCAACTATTGCAGAATCTTTTAAAGAACCTACTTCTCAATTTTTAAAAGAGAGACAAACAGAAGATGCTTTTAAAAGACAGGCTAGATTACAAGGGATCACTAGTGCTATGGCTTCCGAAGATGCTATAAAATTAGCAAGAGCAAAACTAAAACAAAAATCATATCAAAATCAAACTCCTGAAGCTCAGGCAGAGCAATTTTTAAAATTAAAAGGATCTTTATTTAAAAATGCATTTACTAAACAAGCTCAAGCAGAAGCTAAAAAAGATTACGATAAAACTTATCAAGTGTATCCACAAATTAAACAAGGTTTTAAAGCTGATGTTGGTATTCAAATTGCACCGGTAGACACTATAACAGAACTTAGAGAATGGATTGTAACTCAGCCAGAAAATTCTAAATTTATAGATCCTATATCTAGAAAATGGAAAATGGTGGCAACCGATCCAGCAACTGGAAAAAAAGGCTTAATACTATTAGATCAAATTACTTTAAAAGAAATAAAATAGGGAGGGAATATGTCCTCGCGAATATTTGAAAAATTTCCAGAAGAAATTGAAAAAACAGATAAAATAATAGACAAAAACATTAACAAAAAACCATCGTACAGTACTCTTGATGAAGGAGAAACTCTATTAGTTCCTGATGGTGAAGACAATCAAGAAATTAGTCAAATAGAAGCAGGTATAGCCGGAGTTTTTTCTGGTGTTATTAAAGTAGGAGAAGGTTTTGTATCATTAGGCGCAGAATTAGTAGACTACGGGATAGGAACTAAATACGCAGCAGAAGTAGAACAGTTCTTTGATACCATCAATCCTTTTGAGGAAATAGCAGAACAAAAAGCTGCGGGAAAAATATTACAAGCATTAGTACAGGTAGGAACTCCTGCAGGATTAGGTGCAAAACTTGCAACTAAAATAGCCAGAAAAGCATTAAACGCAAAAAAATCTGGACGTTTAGTAAATTTAAAATCTAAAAATCTTCAAAAAGGTTTAAAAAAAACAGAAGAGTTAAATAAATTATCCGGTAAACAAAAATTTGGAGCTATGGTATTAGGAGGAGCTGCTGGAGAAACCATGGTTGTTGATGTAGAACAAATTGGATCATTTGGAGATGTGTTTGAAGCGGGACCTACTGAACTAGATAGAGATGTTCAAGCAGATTCTAGTGATGATGCAGGTAGAAAACTATTAAATCGATTAAAATTTGGATCCGAATCTCTTCTTTTCGTTCCTGCTATTTATGGTGTAGGAAAAGGTATCAAGACGCTCGCAACGAGAGGCAAGGAGCTGGCGTATAGTAACAAATTAATTGAAAGACAGTTAGATACAGTAGCAAGTTGGTTTAGACCAAGAGGCGCAAAACCACAAGAAATATTTTTATCCAAAAGAACAGAAACCGGAAGAATGATGGCAGATTCTAATTTTTCTAGGGAACAGGTAGGAAGAATAGATACAGAAGTTAATAAAATGTTTCCTTCGGTTAAATCTTTTTTAAATAAAAAAACAGAAGACCAAAGAGGAGAATTTTTTAAAGAGTTGAACACTTTGTTATTTGAAGGAGATTTAAAAAAAGGAATACCAGACAAAGCATATAACGCTTTTATTAAGTCGGCTAAAAAACAAGGTGCTACTAATGAGTCTGTGGATACTATATTGACTTCTATAGATAACGTTCGAGGTAAATTAGACGAATTATTTGACATAACTGCGCAAGGCCCAGTTGGTATTAAAGAAATTAAAAACGTACAGACTAATTTAAGAAAATTAATGGGGGATAGGGTAAAACAATTTTTAGGGACTACCTATAAAATCTTTGAAAATAATTCTTATAGTTTCTTTGATAGATATAAACCAACCTCTCAATCAGTAGAAAAAGTAAAAAATATTTTTCAACGGTACGCTGCTAAAAATAAAAATCCTATTACCAATGAACAAGCAGAAGAATTAGTAAATAATGTATTAGCTCAAGCAAGAAGAACAAACCCTAAAAACAAACTGCCTAGTTTTACATTTGAGAATAGAACATTAGGTGCAAAGGACCCTTATACTACAAAAACATTTGCAAGAACTTTGGAGAGAGAATTACCGGGTGGTACTAAAGAACTACAAGTTTTAGGTAAAGGATCTAAAGCATTTAGAGAATTATTTGGAGAAATAGAAGACGCTAGACATTCTATTTTTCAAGGGATTAATGACTTAAGTGTAGTTGCAAGAAAAAATCAATTGTTTGATGAGATATTAGATACAGACGAATTGATGAAAAACGCAGTTAAAACAGATACTCCAGTAGGACAAAGAGGTTTTTTCTTTGATTCTCCGGTAGCAGCGAGAAACGCTTTACCTAATAATGAAATTGTAAAAATGGACGATTATGTAAAAGAATTATTTAAAGATGGAGTGTTAATTAATAGATTGTCCGGTACGTATACTACCAAAGATATTGCAGAAGCGTTTTCTAATTCAGCAAAAGTATCGGAGTTCATGAGAGGAGAATCAGGAGGAACTTTAGGTAAAACTGCTTCTTGGGCATGGAGAAATTTATTTTTAACCCCTAAAGCAGGGTCACAATATGCTAAAACGGTGTTATCCTTACCTACTCACTTTAGAAATTTTTTATCTTCTTCTGCTTTTTCATTAGCTAATGGAACTGTTTTAGATCCAGTTTATTTTGCAAAAGGTATGAACGAAGCAAGAAAAATAGTTCAAGTAGGAATGAGGTCTCCTAAAGCAAATGAAAAATACAGGAGACTTTTAGAATTAGGAGTTACCAATTCTAATACTAGAATTGGAGATCTTCAAAATCTGATGAGAGATGCTAAAATTTTTGAAAGTGGTAATGTTGCTACCGACTCTATTTTAAAACCCTTAATTCAATCTTTCGGTAAAGTAGGAGAGACTATTGGAAAGTCAGCAAGAAAAGCTGGACAATTAGCACAAGATGCATACGTCGCTGAGGATGACTTTTGGAAAATAGCAAACTTTGAAACAGAGTTTGCACGAATGAAAGATGCATATTTAAAAAGAGGAATAAAAAAAACAACTGCTCAGTTAGAAGAAGAAGCTGCAGATATTGTACGAAATACAATTCCTAACTATGCTTATGTGGGTGAGTTTGTACGAGCAATGCGAGTAACTCCTTTTGGTAACTTTATGTCTTGGCCTTCGGAAGTATATAGAACTGGTTATGGAATTATGAGTAGAGCATTAAAAGAAATAAGAGATCCCATTACTGGAAAAATAAATCCTATTACTAGTACCAATCCTTTAAAAGGAATTGGAATGAAAAGATTGGTAGGTGGAATAACTGCTTTTGGAGCGTTACCCTATGGATTAATAAAAGGGGTTCAATCTATCAACGGAGTCACCGATGAAGAAGCAGAAGCAGGTATGGATTATGTAGCACCTTGGTCTAAGAACTCTCAAATAATGTGGTTCAAAGATCCTGAAACAGGAGAGCTATCTTATTCTGATTGGTCTTCTAACAATGTCTATGACACTTTAACTAGACCTTTTCAAACAGTATTGAGAAATGTGCAAGAAGGAATAGAAGATGAAGAGATTTTATTAAAAGGTTTTGTACGAGGTTTAACAGAAACTGCAGCTGAGATGGCTAATCCTTTTATAGGCGAATCTATTTTTACTGAAGCGGTAACAGATATCCTTGCTAGAGGTGGAAGAACTAAAAACGGTAACCAATTGTATACAGAAGAAACTCCAGGTAATGAAAAATTTGTCAGGATATTAAAACACATAGCAGAAACACAGGCTCCTCAATATAAAGCTTACACAAGAATATTTGATTCTGCGACTGGAAAACCAGATTATAATGGTGATGTGTTAGAAATAGATGATCAGTTAGCAGGTTTGTTTGGTTTTAGAATGATTAAGTTAAGACCGGATAAAGGATTAGAATATTATATTTCTGATTTTACTAGAGGAGAGAGAAACTCAAGAAGAGAATTTACAGGTGGTCCAGAAGGGGTATTAAAAGTAGCCAAAGGTCCAGAAGACGTAATAGAAAGATTTTTTGTAGCCAATCAAGCTATGTTTAAAGTTCATAAAAATATGAAACGACATATGGCAAATGCTGAAAAACTAGGTGTGAGTGAAGATAAAATATTTGAAATTTTTAACAAAAGAGGAAACAGAAAAGATTTTGCGTTTTTAACGGATGGATCTTTTCAACCTTATTATCCTGCAAAAGGAATACAACAAAAATTTGAAGAGATTGCAATCCAGTCTGGTTTACCTAATCCATTTGATGAAGCTGCACCTATTGTAGATAAAATGTATGACGCTTTTTCTGATGCTAATTTAAACCAAGAATGGAATTTTAAACTAGAAGATTTCTTACCGCAGCCTGCGCCTAGCAGCGAGCAGCAAGGGTCTGCAGTTCCACCATTAGCTCCTCAACCTCCTATTAATCCACAATTAGTTAGCCCGCCTGCGCCTCCAGTAGCATCATTAAATCAAGGCTTGACACCCACAGAAAATGCCCTATTAAGCGAAAGTGAGAAACAAATTAGATTACAAAACAGAGGGCTAGGCTAATGGCTAAAAAACCACAAACAACTGGAGAACATATCGTATCTTTATATGGTCATGTGACGGGTGTGAAAAAAGATGTAGATAACATTCGTTGTGTTCAAAAACATATTCATCAAGACATAGATAAAATTCACGGAAAAGTAGATAAATTATTATACATTTTAATCGGGGCATTAGTTAGTGGAGTTATTGCATTCGTACAAATTAATTAACTAATCATGACGGAAGTGTTGGTACATAAACATTTAATCGTTCGTGCCGAAGCAATTAGTCCTCCTACGGAGGAAGCTTTTTTAAAAGAATGGTTGCAAGACTTTATTAAATGTATTAACATGAAGGTCTTGATGGGTCCTTATGTGATCTACCATGACGTTCCAGGTAATAGAGGTATTACCGGAGCAGCTATTATAGAAACATCACACATCGTGATGCATGTCTGGGATGAACCTTCTCCAGCTTTAATGCAGTTTGACGTATATTCTTGTGGAGTATTTAACCCAGAAGAAATATGTAATAAAATTAAAAAAGATTTTGACATCGTTAAGATTGAATATAAATATTTAGATAGAGAAAAAAATCTAAGAGATATAGCAGGGGGAACTTTTAAACCTTTATCTAATTATGATGAGAAAATGAAAAAGGAAAAGGAAAATATATTGTTTAGAAGCAGAAAAGAAGTAGATATTAACGGGAATGGGACTACCGGTTATGTTATTAAAGAAGGACCTCAAAAAGGGAAAGTTTTAAAACACATACAAATACCCACTAAAAATATTTAATAAGGGGGTCGCATGAATATTGCGGAGTTATTTAAGAAAAATTTTATATTAGTACCAGTCATTGCATCTGTAATTGTAGGTACATTTACAGGTGTCAAGTACATTGTGGATCTAACAGAAACTATTGACGAAAATAAAAGACAAATTGGGATAATTCAAAACACTAATTTAAAAAATCAAATTAAATATATTAGTCAATTAACTATGAATCAAAATCAAATTAAATTAGAAATGGAAAGAGAAAAAGGAAGTAAAGAACTATTAACAAATAAATTCACTACTATTTTTGAAAAAATAAAAGGAATAGAGTTTGATATTAAACAAATACTTTTAAAAGGAAATCGTTAAATGAGCAGGAAGACTAATACGATTTTAATTGGATTATTGGGCACGATTTTAATGAGCTTAGCTACGTGGGTGCTAATCACACTGATAGAATTGTCAACCATCGTGGCTATGCTCCAGCAAGAAATGATGAATCTGGACAAGGTGTTCGGGCGTATTTATTCTCACATGGACCGATTAGCAAAATAAAAGTCTTTCATAGATCCACGTAGACGCACGAAATTAACTTGTGGTAGTACCTAGATACCCCTTAAATCCAGTCTCTTAACTCTTCTCCCATAACTTGGGTAGCTATATTAACTTTATTTCTTAAAGCAGTTACAATTTTTTCATCAATAGTTTTCTCGGCAATGATGTCAATGTATGTCATATTTTTAGTCTGGCCAATACGATCAATTCTTGCTTCTGATTGTTGTCTTTTTTCTAAATCATAACCATTAGAATAATAAATCATTGTACTAGCGCCAGTGAGTGTGATACCATAACCGCCGGTTTGTGGGGTTCCTACAACAAAACGAACTGGACTATCTGGATCTTGAATAGATTTAATTGCTTTTTGTCTATCATCTGTGGAGGTATCTCCAAAATAAGTGACTATCGAATTCTCTCCGTACTCTTTTTTAATTGCTTCTAAAATAGTGTGTATGTCTTCTCTCCAATGAGCCCAAATAACTGCTTTACCTTCCATCTCTGATAGGACATTCATAAGTTCACTCAATCTATTGTTTTTTAATTTTTGTATTGTTCCATCGTCTGATTTAAAACTACCACAAGTAATTTGTTGTAGTCTCATAATTTGAGTAATGGCATTTACCGTAGTAGTTAGTTTTCCATTGAGTTCCGCAAGAGCTAGTTTTTTCATTTGGTCATAAACTTTTTGTTGTTCATCAGTTAGTTGAATGATTCGTTTCATAAATGTTTTTGCTGGAAGATCTAAACAATCATCTTTCAAACATCTGAAAGAAAAAGGTTTTAATTGATTAGATAATTCACCTAAATTTTTATAGCCACTAACAATTTGTATTGTTCTTCCACTTACATTAATTTGTTTGGTAATAGCGTATCTAGTTTTAAAACTATAATAAGACTGTTGATCTAGTAACCAAGGGTCTAAAAAAAAACATTGAGTAAATAAATCAAGAGGTGATTTGGTTACCGGTGATCCAGTTAAAATTCTTTTGTACTTAACATCTTTTCCTAAATCTAAAATAGATTTAGTTCGAATAGCCGTAGGATTTTTAATCGTAGTAGATTCATCAATTGCCATCATTGACTCATGACAAGATAAAAATTTAGCTGCAAATATTTTTCCTTTTTTAGTAGACAAAGCTTCTACATTCATAACTAAAATATGAAGATCGTCAGAAGATTTATATAATTTCTGTAGTTCTTCTTCTTTCTTTTTACCTGCTGTAGATTCCCACAATACTACCTCTTTTTCTATATGCTCCGGCATATGGTCTGGAATTTGTTCATCTGTCCAGGTTTTATATACACCCTTAGGTGCTATAATAAGAGCTCCATTAATCCTTCCTTTGTCGTATAACATAGCAATATTGTCGATAAGAACCTTAGATTTACCGGTTCCCATCTCCATAAAGTATGCAAATACTTTTTTATCCCAGGACATCTCAAGAGCTTTTAACTGGTGAGCAAAAGGTTTGCTTTTAAATTTATAATGCATAATAATTTATTCTTTCTATTGAAAAGATATATAGATTAGTGTATGTAAAGTCAAGAAATGAATAATACAGTATATGTCATACAAGATGTCCCAGGTAGTAGGGAAGGTAGACCAAAAATTAATATTATTGGTGCTTCCCAATTTGGTACGTTAAAAGTTTTATTACCTGAGAATGCGCAAATTATTTTGAGCGCAGGTCCTTTAATTTTTAAATTAAGAAAACTGTTGCAAAATTACACACCCCAAGATTATTTATTATTAACAGGAGATCCCGCTATTATTGGTGTTGCTTGTTCTATTGTTTCCGATATTACCAATGGTAAATATAATTTATTAAAATGGGATAAACAAGAAAGAAGATATTACCCAATTGAAATTGATTTATATCAAAAAGTTAGTTCGGAGGCTTGACAAAGTTATTTTAAGGGATTATATTAGAAAGAAATTAGAAAGGTTATAATATGAAAATAAATTTTGAAGAAGATAGAGTAGATGCAATGGAAGCCGTAGTGGATCCAAAACAACTAACCGATAAAGTTCAGCAGTTAAAAAA